TGTATGTGTAGAGTTTAAATACTCTAAAGGGTCAACATACGTTTTTAGAGTTCCATCTTTTTTATAACAATTATCTGTAAGATTATTTAAAAACTTTAAAGGAATGTCAGGAAGACTCTCATCATTAAGTTTATCATGCTTTAACTTTACAGTCCAAGTACAAGTGTATTCTTCATCATCTTCAAATCCACTAAAACCTCTACAAATAAACCAACAATTAAATAATGTCCAGTTTATGTCTAACAAATTAGGTCTAGATAGGATACGTTGCTTACCATCTTGAATTGTAATTGTATGATAATTAGTGAAGTAGTTTAATGGAGGATTCATATATCTCCATCTTTCTCCTTCTGGAGTTTCTTCAGTTGCCCAAAATCCATAGATTAATTCCTCTAACTCTTTCATCCAATATTGTTCATAAGCAGAACTATGTGGATGTAGTTTAGGATGATTTTTAATAAACTTAGTGTTATCGTAAATCTGAGGAAAAATTGAATCAGTTTTTATTATCATTATCTAGGTGGTCCTGGTTTTATATCTAATATATCTTCAGGTGTTGGAGTAGTTGACATAATATTTTTTATAAAGTCTTCTATAGTAAAGTTCTTAGTCATAGGGATAACTTTAACTTTTACAGGAGGCAGTATGATGTGGTCAAATTCACTAAAGTTTTTAATAGTTTCTCTAAGAATTCTTTTTGTGTCTTTTGCACTTTCAATACCTTCTACTTCAATCACTCTTTCTTTTGTATCAATTAAGATTATCATCTGCTTCTTGGTTTTCTTTCTGAGCTCTTTCTTCTAACTCTTTTTGCCAAGCTTCTTGCTTTGCTTTATCATAAGTTTTCATGATGCTTGATAACCAAAAATATTTTCCTTCTTTTAAAGAAAATCTTTCTCTTTGCTTTGGTTGATTGTGAATGTTTGGTTTATTCATTGGATACATAATCTATTGTTTTAGGTGTTATTTTTTATTTAATAATTTCTCAGAAAAAGATTCTTCTCTTCCTCCTCTGGCTCTTGTTTCAATGTTTTCTTCTTGATATTCTTTATAAACTTTACCAAAGGCTTCCCAAATTGGTTTAGAGTCCTTCATCATCTTATCTAAAGCTTCAAAAGTATTCATATCATAAGTGACACTCTCTAAAAACTTATTTCTTTCTTCAATTTTGTCATGCCACACTTTAAGTTCTCTCTGTATCTTACTTAATACTACTTTTGGATAGGCATCTATTAAATGCTGATACCTTGCAAATGTAAATTCAGGGTCTTTAATAAAGAATGTTTTAATTTCTTCTTCTCTTTCGTCTAATCTCAACCTTATTTTAGGACTGTTTATATCACATAATAAATAAATTGCCCACATCACCATAGATGTTTTCTTTTTATCCGTTATAGAGGTGTAGAATGCATCATACGGGGCAACAAATTTAAACTCTGGATTAACTTCCCAAAATTTATGTTTAAATTCTTCGTAATTATTGTTTTGTATTAAATTGTAGTCCATAATTAATATTCATCAAAGTAATCTATTCTTTCACCATGTTTAAAGTTATACAAATCTTTTGTATTTATTAAATCCCCTGTTTCTCTATCTCTAAATTCCTTAACTATAATCTCTTCAGTCTCATAGTAGTTTCTTGTTATTTCGTCTCCTGCTTTAATCTTTCTTGCTGCTATTAATGAATGGCCATTAACCTTTACATTAGGGTCAAAAGAATGATTAATTTCTTTTACCACAGGGTCTAAAATATGATAGTTGTCATCTAATTGTATTGTGTACTGGGTAGGTGTCTTATGCTCCTCGCAACAAATGAATAAAACAGTTTCACCTGCATAGAATTCTTTTGTGGATACAACTATCTTTAATTTTCCTTTTTTTACTATTTCAAAATTATTCATCTAGTCTGTCTTTAAAAATTTGAACTAAATCCTCATAGAAAAGATGCACATCTTCTCCTTTAAGTAATTTGTTTTGTTGTGTTGTGGGTAGGGGTAGAGTCTTTAACTGTTCATTAAAATCAACTAGATGTCTTCTCTTCTTAAAGAAATCTTTTGGATAGATGTTATTATTATTAAAATCTCTCCAAGACTCGATTCTAGGAAAATGAACTACACTAATTATACTTTTATCTAAAAAGATAATAGGAACTGTAGTGTTTAATAGTAAAAAGAATGCGGAACTAGAGCATTGCTCTAAAGGATATATAACTATATCTTCGTAATCCTCTATCATGGTCATCAAAGGATATATATAATTAATATAACCCCCAGGGGAATTAATAAATAAGTTTACTGGTTGTGTATTTGTATTTAAAAAATTAATTAAATTCACAGAGTTCTCTAAATCAAACTCTCCTTCAAAGATGTATGTAATTCTCTTATCAGAAAACTCTAAGTTAGCCAAAACTTCTTTCAATTGCTCTTCTTCCTCTGTCATATTATACTAATTCAGCTGCAACTGCTAAGGAAACTGTTGTGCAATTCCCTGAAACATAAACATATTTCGTACCTGGTGATGTTAAGTGTCTACTGAAAGATATTTCAACAGATTCACCTGGTTTTAATACTTGGCCTGGCTTCATATTATTAGGTGTTGTACATCCACAAGAAGATGTTACACCTCTGCAAATAAAATCTGCCTCTCCAATATTAGTTAGCGTGGATTTACCTGTGCCATGGTCATTTCTCTTGCCTTTTACTAACACTGTTGCAGGACTAAACTGTAATACTGTATTTTCCATTGTTAAAAATTTAGTTTATTATCTATTTTAAATTGTGTCCATTCTTTTTCTCCCATCATATCAGGGAAACAAGGGTTTTCTTTTCTCTTACACCCTTCTGTACCATAAAACAAATCAGGGGTTTCACATCCACACTCTAAACAACTGCCATTTAATGTACAAGGTTTAGCTGCTTCTGCTCTCCACAAGACTTGTTCTTTCTCCCAATCAGGCAAAAAACCTGCCTCCCTGACTTGAGCAGAGAGGAAGTTTTTTACATTCTTAAAAGTTATTTTTGCTGGATTATTAGCGTTTGGATTAGCAAACATATAAATATTTTTATAGACTTAATACATCCCAATTTTCCATAAAATCTCCACCTTCCATTTTATCATCTTCTTCTTCAGTCTCTTCTTCCATTTCTAGTGGGTTTTTTTCAAAATATTTCTTAACACAAGAATATTCTCCTTCTCCATCGAAAGGATATTTATCCACTGTTAAAAGCCATCCATTACTGATTTTTTCTAAAGTTTTTGAAACTTCTTCTTTCTCAGTTCTTTTTTTCAGAGTAAAGGTTTCTTTTTCTGAATTCATTTCTTTTGTTAAAGAAATCATTTTCTTTTTGTTGTTCATCATCATTGGTGTTTTCATTTTAAATAGTATGTTTAATGGTTATTAAATCTTCAGGGATAAGGAATGTCAACTCAAGTGGAGTTTCTGGTTCCTCAATTTTATGACAATAGAATGCAAATGGTAGCATACCTTGCAAATAAGAACCAAATACAGGTCTTGCATCTTTATTAGGGTCATTACCTTCAGGGTGTTTGTAACTTACAATTGGTCTATCTACAAAATTATCTCCTACAGAAACAATATCTCCAACTTCAAAAGAAGCATTAGGTCCTGCTTTAAGGATTTTAAATGCATTCTTAATCTCTGTAGCTTGCTTTTCAATTCCTACAAGTACATTTGAAAGAGAACTCTTTTTTGCATAACATTGTACTAACAAATGTTTGTCTTTTGTGATTTCGTAATCAAATTGAGGGATTGCCTCTTCTTTAAATTCTTTTACTGTCATAATTTTTTTGGTTTATAATTTAAATTTTTTAATGTTAATATGTGTCTTTTTACTTTTTCTTCATTTCTTTTATAGAAAGCTTCTCTCAATCTAGCTCTTATCTTACCTATACTTGGGATAAACTTTCCAAACTTCTCAAAATAAATCTCTCTTTCAGGATTTCTTTTTGACTCTGCTCTCACCTCATTTAAAAATATTCTATATATCTTCTCAACTTCTTTTTCAGAAAGACCTAATTCTTCTGAAACTTTCTTATATAACCTTTTCATAAACAAAATATTATATATAATGAACAAAGATACAAAAAAATATATAAAATAGTTAATTTATATTTTCCTTCATCTACATTTTTGAACCAATTGTGCAAAAACATACAAGATAATACATATAAAATAACTAAAATAATTCCCATTACACTAAGATTAAGCCTAATTTATCATTTTTACATATACAAATAGTTAAATTCTTGAATTCAACTAACTCTTCATACTCTTCCATACCCAATTCTCTTTTCAAAATGTTGTAATTCACTTCATTTAGAATTAAAAACTTTCTATATTTAGAGTTATGGTCTCTAATAATCTCAACAATACTCTTATTCATAACTAAATGTCACTTCCATTTTAAAAACATCACTTTTATACACCGACTCTAACCAAGCAGGTATATCATACTTCTCAATTCTTGCTCTAGAAAATCTATCACTAGGAATACTCATAGTTCTTGTTATTAATTTATTAGAAATCAATCTATCATTAATGTAAGCACCAATATAAGAAGAATAAACTCCCATTTCCTTTGCAATAGCTATATGCATTTGGTTCATGTTCTTAAAAGTTTTATCTTTATGCAGTTGTGGAAACTCTAAACTGTAAAATAAAACCCAATACAAAACCTCTAACGTTTTATCAGACATTAACAAACCTTTGCTTGCTAATAAAACTCTAGACCGCTGCATAAAGTTTTCTTTTTTTGTGTCTTTTATATCTTGTTTATAAATTTTCATTCTCTATTATTTTGTGTATAATAGATTAAACATTAACATTTTAAAAAAAGTTCCAAATGTATTAACTTGTGCTCCAGCTTGTTAAAATAAAATCTAGAGATAAATGTATTCTGTCTTCAAAATACCAAGCAGTTGCACTAAATCCTCCTGTGCCCATAGTTATTTCTTTCTTATTCTTTTCA